TGTAAAACTTACGGGTTAAAAGACGCAGACTTAGAATTATTAATTTATTTAGATTGTAAAGGAAGATTTACACGAAAAGACTTTATCGATGGTGTTTATACGTACTCATGGGATAAAGCAAGATGGGAGAGATTAAGAAACAAAGGTTGGATAGATGTGTGGAGACATAGAAATAGAACAACTATAATGTACTCTGTATTTAAAACCTCGTGGAAATGTTCACAAATGATAAGTAGAATTTACAGAATACTTCTAGGCGAAGAAGACATGCCTATTTCGGAAAGAAGTATTTTTTACAATAATAAATCATATACAGATAAAGTTTATAATAAAGCTATAGATGATATGATAAAGGATAAAGATAGATAATATGAAAAAATATAAAGGTGGTTTGAATTTTGGCACTAAAGGAAAGCAAGGGGGTGGTAATAAAGATTTATTTCCAATGCATAACGGCGTTGCACCTGGACCTATGTACAGAAGTCCAACAAAAAAAATAACTCTTTCAAGTGGAGATCCAGAAGAAGAATTGAGAAAGAAAGTTGAAGAGGGACCAAAAGAAAAGGTAAAAAAAATAGGACCAAAAAAACCAACACCTGAGCAACAACAGGGGATAAAAGTTAAAGAGCGTGATGATGTTTTAACAGAAAACATAAAAGATACTTCCCAGAAGGGTGATGAGCAAATTCAAAAGAAAACACCACCTCCACAATCTCCCCCAACTCCAGAGGCTAAAGGAAAAAACTTTTTCGAGAAAAGACTTGATTATATGAAAAGCGAAGAGGGTAGAGCTACTAGTGATATTGTCAATAAAATGGCAAACATGTTTAGACCTGAAAGATATGGGAAATTACCTACGGATCAAGCTAATCAACAAAGAAACGCATTAAGAACTGATTTGTTAAACGAGCAAAAGCAAATTGAATTAGATGATTATAAAAAATCTAAACTAGGCGATAATGACATGGAAAAAACTCAAAAAGCCTCTATAACACCTGAAGGAAAAGAAAACTTAGACAAAGGATATGTAGCATCAACAGAAACTTCTACTGCGGCTCAAGTTGCTAGGAAACCTTGGGGAACTGATATAAATCAAAAATGGGATAAACAAATAACATAGTAGATTATGACATTTAAATTAGGAAGCGAAAATAGAGAAAATAAATACGGGTCTGGCAAAAACACGTTTGGTAAAGATGACGCTTCTGTACCAGGTGTTCATGTTATTAGAAAAGATTTACCAGAAGGTATAGATGCTGAAGCTAATAGTGATGGTACTATATTTCTTGGTCAACATATAACACCTGGGAGCATTCAAGAGAGAAAAGTACTTATGCACGAAATGAAACATATGGTAGATTTAGAAACTGGTAGATTAAAATATGATGATTATTCTGTGACTTGGGATGGGGAGGCATATAGAAGGTTAGAAGGTAGAATAAAGTATAACGGAGAGTGGTTACAAGAAGGTGACACTCGTCTTCCTTGGGAACAACATTAATATGTGGAGTTTATTTAAAGACAAAAACGAAATTAACGAAAAGAACGTAGTTGGATTCGCATCATTTGTAGTAATGTGTTTATTTGCTGTTGCTGACTTATTAACTAGTGTGTTGGCGGACAAAGACTTGATTATAAACGAAGTTGTTTATAATTCATTCGTATGGGTAACATTAGGATGTTTTGGTATTAGTTCATTTGAAAAAGTAAAAAAGAAATAACATGTTAAGTAAATTATTTTCGGGTGGAGCCGCTGAATTAGTCAAAGGTATAGGAGGCGTTGTGGATAATCTACACACATCTGGAGAAGAGAAACTTGAGGCGGAGAGAAAGATAAAAGAATTAATTGCCAATTATGAGGTGGAGATGGAGAAAAACATCACAAGTAGATGGGAGGCAGATTTAAAATCAGATTCATGGCTAAGTAAAAACGTTAGACCATTAGTCTTGATTTTTTTAATAATATGTACTATGTTGCTAATATTCATTGACGCTGGTACAATTAAATTTGAAGTCAAATCCTCGTGGGTTGACTTATTACAACTAGTATTAATAACCGTGATCGGTGCTTATTTTGGCGGTCGATCATTAGAAAAAGTAAAAAAATAAAATTATGGGAAAATTTTTCACAGTGGAGATAAAACCTACAATGCCAATAGCTACGCAAATAGAAGATGATAAAACTGATATAGTATTTGGCGCTAATGACGTTGTATTTGATTGGATGGCGTTTGATATACCTAAAGGAGCAGCTAAATTAACAGATATCCAATGTATTTGGAGAGGTAGTTTAACACCAAAAGGAATGGAATTTTATTTCGCTAAATCAATGCCTGATACACCAGGAACTGCACCGTCATCAATAGGAACTGGTAATGCTACGGCTGGTGGAACTGGTTACTATAAAAATATTATAGGTGTTGTAGACATGGTAACTACTGATTTTAGAGATGCTACTTTAGACAACTTGACAGTTGGGAATACCTGTGGAACTCAAGATAATTCTATGAATATTGTCTTAGAAGGAACACCAGATTCTGGTACAAACGTTGGTTACGACAAATTATATGTAGCGGCAACTGTAACAGCAGGTTCTGGATGGAATACGTCTACAGGTGTATTAGCTGATGGAGCTGTTACATTGGGAGCAGCTTCAAACTTTGATGTAAAAACAGTTTCAGCTTTAAACTTTTTTGACGTAGGAGATGTTGTACATGTACACGACTCAGAAACAGCAATAGGTACAGTAAAATCTCTAACTTCGGCAAATATAGTTTTAGAAGCAGCAACTGGCGTAGCTATAGCAGATGAAGATGAAATTATGAATATAAATCCGATAAAACTTGTCTTATCATTCGAAAAATAAATAAATTAAATTAACTTAAATTAAATAAAATGGCAAAAAAAGAAAAAGTAGTAGACTTAAAACCTAAGGCAGAAAAAGTAACTGACGAACAATTAAAACAAATACAAAGTGTTGTTAATAGAATTAACAATGCACAAATGAGTATTGGTCAATTAGAAGCTAGAAAGCATCAATTACTACATCAAATAGCAGGAGTAAACGATGAATTAACTTTATTACAAGACACTCTACATGAAGAATACGGTACTAATGACGTAAATATTGAAACGGGTGCTATAAATTATCCAAAAGAAAATGGCGAAGCTGATAAGAAAGATTAGTGTAGGTAGAGACTATAAGAACGATGCTATGCATTATGCCGTGGGGCAAGAGGTTTACGGGGGACATACTATTTGCGATATAATAGAAGAGGAAGATAAATACTCTGTTTATATTAAGAAAAATAAAGATGTATTACCTTGGAAGGACTTTAACAAAAACATGGCTGTGTCTGTAGAATATAATCTAGAATACTAATGAAAAGCATTTACAACTTTGTTGTAAAACCAAAAGGAGAAAGATATAATAATACTAAAAAAATTGGAGACTCAGAATTAATACTTAATACTGAAATATTCAATCATCAATATGTGAATAGAGAAGCGATTGTTATATCAACTCCAATTATTGGTAATACAGATATAAAAGCTGGAGATACGGTTGTAGTACATCATAATGTTTTTAGACGTTGGCATAACCAATATGGTATAGAAAAAAATAGTAGAAGTTATTTTAATGAATCTACTTATTTTATAAACTATGATCAAATCTTTTTATACAAAAGAGATAAGAAATGGATAGCTCCAAAAGGTTATTGTTTTGTAAAACCTTTAAAAGCTATAGATCAATTTAATATTGAATCTGAAAAACCACTACAAGGTATTGTCAAATATTCAGATGGCACAGTAGAGGTTGATGACTTAATTGGTTTTAAACCTAGTAGTCAATATGAGTTTATCGTTGATAACGAAAGACTATATCGAATTTTATCTAATTTTATTACAATCAAATATGAATACCAAGGAAACGAAGAAGAATATAATCCAAGCTGGGCAAAAAGCAGTTGAAGAATTAATCAAAGTTGCTAAAGAACCGATTGTAGATTCAGATGATGATATATCAGCAGATAGATTAAAGAATGCCGCGGCTACTAAAAAACTAGCTATATTTGACGCGTTCGAAATACTTAACAGAATCCAAGAAGAAGAAAACTTGCTTGAGGGAAAGGTGCCCGAAGAAGCAAAGAAAGAAGTCTTTAAAGGATTCGCAGAAGGTAGATCTAAGTAATGTACGAGCAAAATTTAGTTAAAACAATAGAACCTATTAAAAAGACAACTATTAGTCGTCTTAATAAGGGTAAAAAATGGAAATATGGATACAATAAAGAACATGATATCATTGTTATATCAAAAACTGGACAAATTGGTGAAATACTTGAAATCCAAAATTTGCAAATTGCGCTGCCAAAAGTGCCAGGGCGAGTGCTCAAGCATGAGTTAAATAAGTGGACTAAGCTTGAACACCCAAAAGAACTATCGAGATTAAAAAACATTTTTGATTGGAGAAACTATCCTGACGAGCAAAAAGAACAATGGTTTGATTATATAGACGAAGAGTTTAAGAGAAGAGATGAAGGGTTTTGGTTTACAAATAATGACAAACCAACCTACTTAACGGGGACACATTACATGTATCTACAATGGAGCAAGATAGATGTGGGTGCACCAGATTTTAGGGAAGCAAATAGATTGTTCTTTATATTCTGGGAAGCCTGTAAAGCAGATAAAAGATGTTATGGTATGTGCTATCTAAAGAACAGAAGATCAGGATTTTCGTTCATGTCATCTGCAGAAACGGTTAATTTAGCTACTCTTGCGAGTGATAGTAGATATGGTATCCTATCTAAGACAGGTGCTGATGCTAAAAAAATGTTTACCGATAAGGTTGTTCCAATTAGTATAAATTATCCTTTTTTCTTTAAACCGATTCAAGACGGTATGGATCGACCTAAAACAGAATTAGCATATAGAGTGCCTGCTAGTAAGTTTACTAGAAAGAAAATAACGGCCAATGAAAAGTTGGAAGATTTAAAAGGACTAGACACGACTATTGATTGGAAAAACACTGGAGATAATAGTTATGACGGAGAAAAATTAGCACTATTAGTGCATGATGAAAGTGGCAAATGGGAAAGACCCGATAATATTTTAAATAATTGGAGAGTTACAAAAACATGTTTACGATTAGGTAGTAGAATTGTTGGTAAATGTATGATGGGCTCAACTTCAAACGCATTAGATAAAGGTGGAGATAACTTTAAAAAACTTTATAACGCATCAGATGTCACACAGCGAAATAGAAACGGTCAGACAAAGTCTGGTTTATACTCTTTGTTTATCCCAATGGAATGGAACTACGAAGGATTTATTGATGAGCACGGAATTCCAGTATTTGATAACCCAAGCGATGATGTACTCGGGCCAGATGGCGAATTAATAGATATAGGTATAATAGAACATTGGCAAAACGAGGCTGATGGTTTAAAATCTGATCAAGACGCGTTAAACGAGTTTTATAGACAATTTCCAAAAACAACAGAACACGCATTTAGAGACGAGGCGTTAGGTAGTATATTTAATTTGATTAAAATATACGAACAGATAGATTACAACGAAGAGTTAGGTAGAACACTAGGAGTTACGCAAGGTAACTTTCAATGGGTGAATGGAATAAAAGATACACAGGTGATGTTTTATCCAGATCCAAAAGGTAGGTTTAAAATAAGTTGGACACCACCTTCTCATTTGCAAAATAAAATTATACTTAAGAATGGTATAAAATATCCCGGCAATGAACATATGGGGGCATTTGGTTGTGACTCTTACGATATATCAGGAACTGTAGATGGGATAGGTTCTAAAGGAGCACTGCATGGTTTAACCAAGTTCAGTATGGAAGATTCTCCTGCGAATAGCTTCTTTTTAGAATACTTATCAAGACCACCTACAGCTGAAATATTTTTCGAAGATATGCTGATGGCAATTGTTTTTTATGGCATGCCAATACTTGCAGAGAATAATAAACCTAGATTATTATATTATTTAAGAAGGAGAGGATACAGGGGGTTTAGTATGAATAGACCTGACAAGGTTTGGAACAAATTATCTGTAGCAGAAAAAGAAGTTGGAGGAATACCTAATTCTAGTGAAGATATAAAACAAGCTCATGCTGCTGCGATTGAGATGTATATACAAGATCATGTTGGTCATTTGAGAGATGGAGAATATGGCAGCATGTATTTTAACGTAACGTTAAATGATTGGACAAGATTCGATATAACAAAAAGAACTAAGTTCGATGCAACTATAAGTTCTGGATTAGCAATAATGGCTTGCAATAGACATTTATACGCACCTAATGCTAAGATAGAAAGATCTCCAGTAAATATAAATTTCGCTAAGTATAATCAAAGCGGGAACACGAGTAGAATAATTAAAAATTAAAAATGGCTGAATCAATTATAAATAGACATTTTCCAAGTCAAGTAGTTAGCGATATAGAAAAAATGAGCTACGACTATGGGGTTAAGGTTGCAAAAGCTATTCAGCATGAGTGGTTTACAAAATCACATAGTGATACAAACAGACATAATTATAATGTTTCTAAATTTCACCAATTAAGATTGTACGCTAGAGGCGAGCAATCTATACAAAAATATAAGGATGAGTTATCTATAAACGGTGATTTGTCCTATTTAAATTTAGACTGGACACCTGTTCCTATCATATCAAAATTTGTTGATATAGTCGTAAACGGCATTGCTGAAAGATTGTATGATGTAAAAGCTTATTCACAAGATCCATTTGGAGTTGTAAAAAGAACTGAGTATATGAAGAATATACAAAAGGATATGGAAATGAAAGAGTTCGATGATTTTGTAAAAAATAACTTTGCTATAAACACCAAGGAGAGCAAGATAGATGAACTTCCAGCAACTGAAGAAGAATTATCTTTACACATGCAGTTGAACTATAAACAAGCCATAGAAATCGCTGAAGAACAAGCTATCAATATGTTATTCCGTGGTAATCAATATGATTTAATTAAAAAAAGATTTTATAGAGATTTAGTTGTTTGTGGTATTGGAGTTGTAAAAACTTCTTTTAATACATCTGAAGGAGTTACTATAGATTATGTTGACCCAGCGAATCTCGTGTATTCATATACAGAATCACCTTATTTTGAGGATATATATTACGCTGGCGAAGTTAAGTCTATTCCAATCAATGAGTTAAAAAAACAATTCGCTTATTTAGATCATGAAGCTTTGGAGGAAATTACCAATAGTAGTTCTGGTACTCATGCTAATTATTATGGTACTAATTCTAGAAATGCCGACTCAGACAATAATAAAGTTGATGTATTGTATTTTAATTATAAAACCTACATGAATGAGGTTTATAAAATAAAGAGAATGGGGAGTGGTAATGATAAAGCTATTACTAAAAACGACTCATTACCCGATAGCGATAGATATGAGAAAGTTCAAAAATCATTAGAATGTCTTTACGAGGGTGTTTATATATTGGGTGCTAACAAACTAATTAAGTGGGAAAGAGCTAGCAACATGTTGCGTCCTAAAAGTGATTATACTAAAGTTAAAATGAATTACGCAATCGTAGCACCTAGAATGTACGAGGGGAGAATTGATTCTTTAGTAAATCGTGTAACTGGTTTCGCAGATATGATTCAATTAACTCATTTAAAGATTCAACAAGTGATGTCAAGAATGACACCAGATGGAGTTTTTTTAGATGTAGATGGTTTAGCTGAGGTTGACTTAGGAAACGGTACTAGTTACAACCCTCAAGAAGCTTTAAATATGTTCTTTCAAACTGGTAGTATTGTTGGTAGATCTTACAATCAAGAAGGTGATGGTAATCCAGGAAAGATTCCTATTCAAGAAATAAACAATGGTGCTGGGGCCGCAAATAAAATACAAGGATTAATACAAACTTATAATTATTATTTACAAATGATTAGAGATGTCACTGGGCTTAACGAGGCTAGTGATGGTTCTACTCCAGCGGAAAGATCTTTAGTTGGCGTGCAAAAACTAGCTGCAGCTAATTCTAATACAGCTACTAGACATATATTACAGTCTGGTTTGTTTTTAACAGCAGAAATCGCAGAGCAACTTTCATTAAGAATATCTGATATTATAGAATACTCTCCCACTAAAAATGCTTTTATAGAATCTATAGGAGCTCATAATGTTGCTACGTTAAAAGAAATGTCAGAACTACATCTTTATGATTTTGGGATATTCATTGAATTAGAACCAGATGAAGAAGAGAAACAATTATTAGAGCAAAATATCCAAACCGCACTATCACAACAAAGTATAGAGTTAGAAGATGCTATTGATTTAAGAGCTATTAAAAACATTAAATTAGCTAATCAATTGTTAAAGTTGCGTAGAAGAAAGAAAATGCAACAAGATCAACAAAACCAATTAGAACAAACTAAAGCCCAAGGTGATGCTCAGGCCAAAGCTTCTGAAGCAGCTGCAAAAGCAGATATAAAAAAGCAAGAAGCCGGTGTTAAATCTCAAATAAGATTAGAGGAGATAAAAACACAAGGCAAAACTCAGGTCTTACAAGCAGAGGCATCTATCAAAGAAAAATTAATGCAATTGGAATTCCAATATAATATGCAATTAAAGCAATTGGAAGCAAGAACTAAAACAGCAACACAGTTGTTAACTGAAAACCGTAAAGACGATAGAACTAAAATGCAAGCCACACAACAATCAGCAATGATTGATCAGAAGGAAAATGGAAAACCCTCACAAAACTTCGAATCATCAAGTGATTCTTTAGGAGGTTTTGATTTAGGTATTTAAAATTTATTAACTATTATTATATTATATTATGGCAAAAAAGAAGAAAGAAGAACCAATCGCAAATAATGAAACTGGTTCTTTAAAAGTAAAAGAAAAACCAGAGACACAACCTACTAGTAATGAAACTAAAGGTAATGTCACTAAAGTTAAAGAAAAAATGAAAAATCCAGCTGAAGTTATAGAAGAATCAATAACTAAAGTTGATTTAAATAAACCCCCAAAACCAGAAGAAAATGAAACTAAAGAAAACAACGCTGACGACAGCGGAGTGGTTGCAAGCGTTGAAAATGCCGACGCCACAGAAAAACAAGAAAAAGTACAACCGCAAGCAGAAGCACAAGAAGGCCCAGTATTAGAAGAAATAACTGTTGATGGAGGTAGCGAAGAGGTTTCTGTAGAACCAACTAAAGAACAAGTTGAAAAGATTGTAGTAAAAGAAGAAGCAATGGGAGAACCTCTCCCTGAAAATGTTCAAAAGTTAATGAATTTCATGGAGGAAACTGGTGGTGATTTAAATGATTATGTAAAACTAAATCAAGATTATTCTAAACTAGATAATCAAGATTTACTTTACGAGTATTATAAAAATACAAAACCTCATTTAAACGCAGAAGAAATTAACTTCCTAATGGAAGATCAATTCTCTTTCGATGAAGATGTAGACGAAGAGAAAGATATACGAAGAAAAAAACTAGCGTTAAAAGAGCAAGTTGCCAACGCTAAAACTCACTTGGAAGAGACAAAATCCAAATATTACGACGAAATTAAAAGCGGATCGAAACTCACAAGTGAGCAACAAGAGGCTATTAATTTTTACAACGAATCGCAGAAGTTAGCAGATTATGAAAAAAGCGCTAAATCTAATTTTTTAAATAGAACTAATAAGTTCTTTGGAGACCAATTCAAAGGTTTTGAATATAATGTCGGTGAGAAAAATTATAGATTCAACGTTAATGATGTAAATAAAGTTAAAGAAACCCAAAGTGATATTAATAATTTTATCGGAAAGTTTCTAGATAAAGATAGACACATGAAGGACGAAGCGGGTTATCACAAAGCTTTATTCGCTGCTATGAATCCCGATGCTGTAGCGAAACATTTTTATGAACAAGGTAAAGTTGACGCTTTAAAACAAAGCGAAGCGAACGCTAAAAACATAAATATGGATCCAAGGCAAGAATTAGGTTCTAATGAAAACACAAGTGGTATTAAAGTTAGAGTGTTAGGAGAAACTTCTAATGATTTCAAATTTAAAATTAAAAACAAAAAATAACAATTTAAAAATTATTAATTATGGCAATTACAAATGGTCCTTTGTTAAATAGTGTACCTGCTCCACAACAGCAAACACTAGTAACAAATTACTTAGATTTCAACCAAGATATGGGTTGGGCTCAACAATATTTACCAGACTTAATGGAGAAAGAAGCTGAGGTATTTGGTCCTAGGACTATATCTGGTTTCCTTTCACAAGTTGGGGCTGAAGAAGCGATGCAAGCTGATCAAGTTATTTGGTCTGAGCAAGGTCGTTTACACCTTTCTTATAAAGGTAAAGTAACAGGTTCAGATACTTTTTTATTACAATCTGATATCGATGAATCTAATTATGTAGCAGGTGGTCTTGATGTAGATCACGGTGTTAGACTTAATGACACTGTTATTGTTTCTAACGCTAACGGTATTGTTAAAGCAATGGTTACAGCTATTACTAACAATGACGAGTTAACACTTAAAACCTACGATGGTAGCACGATAGCAGCCGCAACTACTAACAAAGCAACAACTATATTAATTTATGGTTCTGAATATGTTAAAGGTGTTGGTTACAACCAAAAAGGTGCTACTACAGTAGAATCAAGAGGTGCTAACGAGCCAGACTTTAAGACTTTTAGTAACAAACCAATTATTATGAAAGATTACTACGAAGTATCAGGTTCTGATACAGCTAGAATCGGTTGGGTTGAAACTACTGGTGAAACTGGTCAATCAGGTTACTTATGGTACTTAAAAGCTGAAGCTGATACAAGAGCGCGTTTTACTGATTACTTAGAAATGGCAATGTTAGAAGGTGAAAAAGGTTTAGACTCAACTGCTGAAACAGGTGTTGATGATTTCATTTATGGTGCTGATGGTGGTGAGTTAGTTGGTACTGAAGGTTTATTCGCTGCTATTACTTCTAGAGGTAATTTAACTTCTGGTGTAACTGGTGTTAATGCTGCTACTGATTTAGCTGAATTCGATGCTATCTTAGCTGAGTTTGATAAGCAAGGTGCCATTGAAGAAAATATGATGTTTGTAAATAGAGCTACTTCGTTAGCGATGGACGACATGTTAGCTTCTATGAATTCTTATGGTGCTGGTGGTACTTCTTATGGAGTATTTAATAACTCTGAGGACATGGCATTAAACTTAGGTTTCTCTGGATTCCGTAGAGGTTCTTATGACTTCTATAAATCTGATTTCAGATACTTAAATGATTTAGCAACAAGAGGTGGTATCAATGCTGCTAGCTCTGCAAGTGCTATTAGAGGTGTTGTTATCCCTGCTGGAACTTCAACTGTTTATGATCAAATGTTAGGGAAAAACTTAAAACGTCCATTCTTACATGTTCGTTACAGAGCTTCGCAAACTGATGATAGAAAGATGAAAACATGGGTTACTGGTTCGGTTGGTGCTGCTACTTCAGCATTAGACGCGATGCAAATACACATGTTATCAGAAAGATGTTTAATTACACAAGGTGCTAACAACTTCATGTTAATGAACTAAGCATTTATTATATTAAAGACCGAGGCTTCGGCCTCGGCCTTTTCTTTTATTAATTTTATTATATATTATATTATGGCAAAAAAACAAGAAACAAAAACAGAGGCGCCTGTAGAAACTCCAATAGTGGAAGCGCCACCGGTTGTTGAACAACCAAAAACAAGAGAAAGAAAAAAAGCTAAAGACGAGTGGGAAATAAAAGATAGAATGTATCTTTTAAAAGGAAGAGCAAAACCTCTTTCTAGATCAATTAAAGCAACTGATATTTATTATTTTGACGAAGAAAAAGGTTACGAAAGAGAACTTAAGTATTGTCAAAATCAAAAAACTCCTTTTGTAGATGAAATGGTTGGAGATCAAAGATTAGAGCATATTGTTTTTAGAAGTGGTAATTTATTTGTACCAAGAAATCAACAAACTTTACAAAAACTATTATCGTTATATCATCCTCATAAGGATAAAATTTATTATGAATATCAACCAGCTAAATTAGCTGAAGAAGAAATAGATGTGCTAAATATACAGGTTGATGCGTTAATAGCTGCTAAAAATATTGATATTGATATGGCTGAAGCTATCATGCGTGTAGAGAAAGGATCTGAAGTATCTGAATTGAGTTCTAAGGAACTTAGAAGAGATTTACTAGTATTTGCTCGTAACAATCCTAAACTCTTCTTAGAGTTAGCAGATGATGAAAATGTAATGCTAAGAAACTTTGGTATTAGAGCTGTAGAAGCTGGAATACTAAGATTATCTTCTGATCAAAGAAACTTTCTATGGGGTAGCAATGGAAGAAAACTAATGGTTATACCATTCGATGAGCATCCTTACACTGCTTTAGCTCATTGGTTTAAAACTGATGAAGGAATGGAAATCTATTCTAATATAGAAAAAAGATTGAACGAATAATAATCAAATAATATGGTTGCCTTTCGGGGCAACCATTTATTAAAAATAAATACAATATGAGTGATAATAAATCTAAAGGATTAGGTGATTCGATCGAAAAATTTACATCAGCCACTGGGATAAAAACATTTACAGATGTTTTGGCTAGAAATGGGGTGTTTGGAAAGAAAAAAGATTGTGGTTGTAACAAGAGGAAAGAAGCTTTAAATAAAGCGTTTCCATATAAAAAATAAAGAAAATGATAAATGTAGATACGGTATATCAAACAGTACAAGCGCTAGCGAATAAAGAACAACGAGGTTATCTAACACCTCAAGAGTTTAATTTATTTGCCACAAATGCTCAAAAAGATATATTTGAATCATATATCTACGATTTAGATGCAATTAGAAAAGCGGAACCATCTAATAGAGAACTAGGTGACAGTTTAAGTCACGTACTATTTAAAATACAAAATACAGATAATGTTGCCATTGGAAAAGTAAATCCTACGTATTCTGCCGCGAATGGAATGACAATACCAACTACTTATATAACAGGTAAAATAACATATGGTGATGCTAATGGGAAGAGAAGTTTAACTAAAATACAAAATATAGATGAAATCTATGATCTCAGAGGTTCTAAATGGCATAAACAAGCTTTTGATGATATAGTATATTTTGAGGACGGTTATAATAATATAAGGGTTTGGACTGGAACTGGAGAAGTAACTGATCCAACTAGATTAGAGATAGAATATATAGGTGGTTTTGTGGGATTGGTATATTGGGGTTATACTGTTGTTAATGAAAAAGCGCTTTATAACCCGGATTCATCTAAGAATTTTGATTTACATAGATCAGAACAACCGGATTTAGTAGCTAAAATATTAAAACTAGCTGGTATCTCTACGGAAGATCAATTATTATATCAAGCTGGAGCAGCAGAAGAGGCTTTGAATACACAACAACAAAATAAATAAACATGGCAAATTTCAATTATCTTACTAATGCGGTTGGTGGTAAAGGGGCAACGTCTCATAATACATATTATAATACTAACCCTACTAATTTTGGGGAGTATGGTTATATATATTTAACTGAAATAGTTGATAATTTTGTAGCAACCTATACTGGTACCGGTAAAATCTTAGCAAATGTTTTAAAAGCTGATATTAACTTTCATGCTCATAGAGCGTTACAAGAACTATCCTATGATACGTTGCGTTCTGTAAAATCTCAAGAAATAGAAGTTTGTCCTTCTCTTAAAATGCCACTTCCACATGATTATGTTAATCATGTAAAATTAACATCTGTAGATTCTGGCGGTATAGAACATATTATATATCCAGTTAGACATACTAGCAATCCATTCGCTATTAGTCAATCGGATGGTTGTACTTATGACATGGAATCTGGAAGTATCAAGCATCAACAATCATGTGGGGATAGTGTTAGTAAAGATTGTTTTGCTACGGAAATGAACGATTGGATCAATGCTTTTACGGGATCTGCCGCGTCTCAGGTTCAAGCAGGTATTGATCCCTTTACTAATCTACCTTTGTCCTTCCCATATACCGTACAGGTTTTAAGTTACGATGAAAAAACTTTTTATAACACAGAGGAAATATATATGTATATCGCTGATCTTATAGATGCATATTGCGAGTGTGCTAATTCCATTTCAACCACTTACTCATGTGGAGATTCCGCGCCGTGGATCTATGCTGGTTTAGATTTTGTCGGTGTTCCAGAAGCCTTAAGTTGGTGGAACGCTGGGGTTCCTATTGGTGGCGGATGGACCGCTGGCCCTTGGGTTTTCCCATATGGAAATACTGATCCCTTTGTGCCAAATTTAATTAATGGTGTTGGACCTATATTATTTACTGATATAAGTGCTCCGCCAAATAGTGGTTTTGACTCTTCTAATTCTGCTGTAAAATACGTAAATAAAACTATTAATTGGTTACTTAGTGATTTGCATGGTGAAACTATTCCGGAATGCACTTTATTTTCAAATACATTTGACAGTTATTCTAGTGGGTCAGGCACAACAACTACTATAGGTGCAAATGACGCGTTAAATCCAACTATAGATAATAGTCATTACTTCACTAACACCGGAGAAAGATATGGTTTAGAACCAGAACACGCGCAGGTTAACGGGAGTTACTTTATAGATTATTTACGTGGTAATATACATTTTGGTTCTGGACTTTCTGGTAAAACAATTATATTGAAATATATTAGTGATGGACATGGAACAGAGAAAGAACAAATAGTTCCTAAATTAGCGGAAGAGGCAATGTACAAGTGGATAGCTTACGGTTGTGCTCAAGCTAGAAAAGATGTAGATCAAGGCACAATAGCTAGATTTAAAAAAGAAAAATTTGCTGAAACTAGAAAAGCAAAAATAAGATTATCAAACATTAAAATTGAAGAAATATCTCAAGTGTTTAGGGGTAAATCAAAATGGATTAAACATTAATAGATGGCTGAATTAAAACGTACTTTCACCGGTGGTAAGATGGATAAAGACACCGATGAGAGAATTGTTCAAAATGGTTTATATAGAGAAGCTTTAAATATTAGCATCGCTACGTCAGAAGATTCTGACGTTGGTGCTGCTCAAAATATATTAGGTAATACTAAAGTAACAAAAGCTTGTCAGTACGTAATTCAAGCTAACATTGATAGTAATTCCTTGAACCCTGATTTACTTGGTAAAAATTATCATGTTGGTGCTACTATAGAT